GAGGCGGTGCCATAGTCGGTACCGAGAAGAGCATTCTTCAAAGGGTTTTTAACGCCGATATCGAGGAAGGTCTTTTCGAAGTCGGTCCCAATGCTCTTCAGCGAGTCTCCGATATTGCCGCCGCTAAGACCGTCGACGATGCCGTCGATAGCGCCTTCGGAGGATTTCTGAACCTCGCCCCAGGCGTCCGACTGCTTTTTGATCTGACTGGTGAGGTTTGCGGACTCTGTTGCGGCGGCCCTGATCTGCTGCGATTGCACGCCGTTGGCGTCCAGGCCGCGAGACCGAATTTGCTGTTCGGCTTCGAGCTGGGCATTGACCTGACCTTGCACCGTGGCGTTCTGACCGATTAAAGCCTGCTGGGCCCGGAGCTTCTCGATGTCCTCGTTCTGCGATTGGATATAATCCTGCGCAGATGCTTCTTTTTCCGAAGCGGCAAGACCTTCATATCCGGCGCGAAGATCGGCGACGACCTTGAGCAGTGCCGCTTTTTTGTCTGCCTCCAATCCATCTGCAGCGGCAATCAGCGGGCGGAGCGCAAGCTCTTCCTGCAGCTTGTTCTGCGCATCGTCGCTGGCGATCGTGCCGGCCGCGACCTGGGCGTTGAGCTTTTCGCGAATGCCGATCTCGGCCTGCATATCGGCCGCCTGTTTGGCCGAGGACGCAATCGTCGAGTTGATTGCATCATTGCGCGCGCGTGCGACATCGCCAGCCTTGTCGGTGGGGTCACCTTCCTGAAGGCTAAGTTGCAGCGCCTTCTGCCGAGCTGTGAGAGCCGCCGCCTGGGCCACATTGTCCGCGTTCTGGATTTCGATGCCGAGCGCGTCGATTTCGTTGAGCGTCTGCTGCTTGTTGGCGAGTGCGCCAAGAAGGCGCTGCTTTTCGGTGAGCGCAGCGTTCTGCTCCGCGATGATCTTCGGATCGACGGTGCTGCCGGGCTGATTGCTGCGGGCAAGATCGGCCTGAAGCTGGTTGATCTGCTGGGTGAGCGTCTTTGTTTGCTCGACATTGGCATTGGCCGGGGACTGGGTGGCGATCGCGATGGCAGCGACGTGCTGCTGTTCGTCGGCAAGGCCCTTATAGGCTCCAGTCAGCTGCTGGACGACGCCAAGCAGGGATCGCTTCGTATCGGCGTCGGCATTGTCGGCGGCGGTGATCAGCGGACGGAGCGCCAATTCCTCCTGCATCTTCTGCTGCGCCTGGTCGGACGTCATGGTGCCCGCAGCGACCTGGGCATCGAGCCGCTTGCGGATATCCAGCTCGGTATTCATATCGCCAGCCTGGGCCGCACCTGCCGCGATCGTCGATTGGATGGCGTCGTTGCGTTGGCGTTGCGCCTGCTGTTGCGCCAGTGCCTGGTTGTTTTCCTGCAGGCCGAGCTGCAGCACCTGCTGGCGATACCTGAGATCGGCTTGGGTGAGGGGATCGCGGGCGTTCTGGATCTCGATATCGAGCTTGTCGATTTCGTTGAGCGTCTGCTGCTTGTTGGCGAGGTTGCCGAGCAGCGTCGTCTTAGCTTTCAGGGCATCGTTGATCGTGCTTTGCTGATCAGCGCTGTTCTCGTTAGGGTTCGCGCGGATGGCCTCTGCGCCACGTTGCAAGGCGGCAACGTCGTCGGAGACCGATCGCACCTGAAAAGCGTCTGCATTTGCCGGTGACTGCTGGGCAAGAGTGACAGCAAATTCCGCATTTTTCGCGTCCTGCGCTTTCTGACGCGCCTGGGCATCTGCCTTTTCCTGCTCCTCGACTTTCGGGCGCAGGGCGTCGACGGCTGCCTGCGCCGTGTCAACATCCGCCTGTCCGACGTTGTAGCTGGAGTTGCCGGTGAAGAAACCACCCACCGTCGACGCGACGCTGCCCGCTGTCTTGTCGCGAGCGCTCTTTGCATCTGCGAGCTTCTTCTGCGCATCGCCATACTGTTGCGAGAGCGAAGGGGCGTGAAACTGGCGATCGACGTTGCGGCCGATCACATCATACGCGTTGCTCGCAAACTTGGCTGCGCCATCCCAAGCTCGGCCGAGCAGGGTGGTCGCCTCGGTAGCCTTCGCAAGACGGGCAGGCAATGCATCAAGGATGACGCTCTGTGCCTCCGAAAGTCGGTTCTGATTGGCAAGGCGCGTCGCATAGTCGGCAGTGGCGCCGTCGATCAAGCCATATTGATGATAGAGAACCTGCGCCGCTTTCGCCGGATCGGCAAACATCTGCGACAGCAGCGCGCCGGCCTGATCGGAACTGACGCCGAGGGTCGTCGCGAAGTTGGTTGAAACGCCAATCAGCTTCTCAAAATTCTCCGAGCCGATCTTGCCGGTATTGAGAAACTGCGCCTCCATGGCGCGGGCAGCCTTGACGCTGACATTGCCGGCCGCGGCTCCCGCCTCGGCCGATTTTTCCATGTCGGATGCAGAGCCGGCGACGGCGCGACCAAGTCCGGCCGAGGCGATCTCGACGGGCTTGATAGAGTTGAGATAGCTGTTCCAGGCCGCAGCAGCCACGGCAACGGCGGCGACACTCGCGCCGATCGCCACGTTTGCCACGGTGAAGACACCACCCAGAAGTTTCACGGCGTTGCCGACACCGCCAACCGCCTGGACCGCTTGCGGACCCTGCTGCAGGAATACCTGCAGCGGCGGCATGCCGAGCGCGATCGACTGCACGGTGTCGTTCGCCTGAAACGCAAGGTCTTTAAGCTCGAAGGACGTGAGCTTGATCGCATTCCGATGCCCAAGAAGGGCCGAGGCGGCGCGGTTCGCTGCGTCCGTCTGCTGGGCAAATGTCTGATTAGCTTTCGCGACGGCAACGGCGCTGTCGTCGGCGCTGATCGCGTTCGCCTTCTGCAGCGTGTCGATATCCGACAGGGATTTTTGATAGTCGCGCTGTGCCGCATAGAGCGGCAGGTAGGCGACTTTCAGCTTTTCAAGGTCCTCGGGCGCTTGTTCGGTTCCGCCACCACCCGAGCTGCCACCGCCATTTGATCCGCCACCATTCGGCGTGACAGATGCGGGCGGCTTAACGGCCGGAGTAGCCGGCGCAGTAGTGGGCGTGACGGCCGGCGCTGGCTTGGCGCCCGCAGCGGCCTGGGCGGCATTACGGGCATCCGCCTCGGCCTTTGCGGAAGCCACCGCGGTGGCGGTCGCGTTCTTGCGCGATGCGGTTGCCTTGTCCTGCGCGGCCGTCTGTTTGTCGAGGGCGGCCGTGGTGTCATCGGTCGCGGCCTCGGTATCCTGCTCGGCCTTTGTGAGCTCGCGCGCCGCATCGGCCGCCGCCTTCGAAGCATCGGCCGTCTTGTCGAGCGCCTCGGTGGTCTTGCCAAGCGACGCGGCGGTATCCTCGGCCGTCTTGCCGACGCCGTCGAGGTCGGCCCTAACCTCGGCGCTCGTCGATTTGACGTCCGACGCATCGGCCGTGAACACCATCGAGAATCTTAAGGGCTGGTTCGCCATCAGTCGTCGGCCTCGTTAAAGGCCGCGAGTGCTTCGCTTTCCATGATCTGGATGTCGGCAAAGACGGCATCTGGAGCGTTGCGCCGGCGCAGCACGAGATCAACGGCGACATAATCGAGGCCAAGCCAGATCAGTGCCGAAAAGGTCGCGGTAACGCGCCATTGCGTCTCGACCGCGAGAAAGGCCCGAAGGCTATCCCAATTGGCTGGCATCACTTCGAACGCGTCCCCGTCGTCGCTGATTACGGATGGCTGGATAGTGACGCCGAGCGCCGCGAATTCTCGGGCTGTCTCGGCATCGATGACGGCTGCAAAGTGCGGATCGGATTTGCCCAGGCGCGCGAACGCCCAGGCCCGCGCCGCCGCCTTCAGTTTCCCAGGCGGGCTTCCTCGCCGCTTTGGCTTTCGGCCAGAGCGCGGTAGAGGCCGGTGCGAAACCATGGTTGCTGCAGAGCGGCGTCGAAATTCTCCAGCGTGAACGCAACCGGGTTTTCGTCGTCGTCAACAACGCCATCCCAATTCTTGCAGACCGTGCGGAGCTGCTCGTGCTCGTGCGCGGCAATGTCCTTCATCGCGGTCAAGCCGCTGAGAATTTCGGACTGCTTGATACCTTCGTCGCGCGGCATCGGTTCGATCTGGATATTGAACGTCTGCTCCTCGATCTTCCCGGCTTCGGTCGGATGAGGGGCACGAACGGTGACGGGCCACCAATAGCGATTGGATGCGGCGAGAACGAATTTCATGATGGCTTTCCTGCGATGTGAAGTGGGTTTGAAGGGCCGTTGAAGATGTCGATCGCCGCGCTAGAGGACGACGATCGAAAGATCCGGATCGACGCCATTAGCGACGAGGCCCAGCGGCACCGTGTAATTGACGATGCCGTTGGTATTGCCTTCGGTCGGTTGGCCGATCTCGACGGCGCCGGCATTGACCTGGACGATGTTGCCGGCCGTCTTGCCGTGCACCACCGCCAGCGGCCCGCGCGCACGCGTCCGGGCCTTGTCGAACCAGTTGACGGTCGCCAGCGAGCGCGCCTCGACGACGGCCGAGCCTGTCGAGCTGCGATCGCTGATGAGGATCGCTTCGTCGCCGATCAGAAAGCGCTGCGTGACGGTGTTGCCGAGGTCGATCGACAGGCTCTCGGCGACCGATTGCCAGCCATGAAGCGAAAGCGTGGTGTTGGCTTTCGAAACCGGGACGGGCGTCTGGAAGGCCGTCACGTCGACGACCGGCAGCGCGGCGTCGGTGATCGTCCCGATCAGACCGGTCAAGGTGAAGGTGAACTTCGGAATGGCGCTCGGCTGCAGGGCAAGCGTCAGCGTGCCGCGGGAGCCAACCAGCACATGCTGGACGCCGTCCGAATTGTAGAAGATGGTGCCACTTTCGAAACCGTCGGAGATCGGCGCGTAGGTGACCGAGGTGTCTTCCTCGACCGTCTCGCTCATGCCGCAGATCCGCAGGCCCGTTCCGTAGCCCGGTATGTCGCCCGCGGCGCCGGCGCCGGCGATTTCGATGTCGCCCTGCAGCGTGCCGTATTCGCCCGTCAGGATCAGGCCCTGGTTGCCGAGATAGGGCAACAGCAGATCGCGCGATACGGTCTGGCCGGCGAGCGGGGTGAACGTGACGTTGGTCATCAAAAGCGCCGTCGCATCGGCAAGGGCCAATGCGGTGCCTTCAACGGTTTCGATCCCGAGCAGGATCGCCTTCTTTCGCCAGCGGCGCTGTCCAGCCATTTACTTGCCTTTCTTCGAAGCGTCGGCGTCGGCGGAAGCGGCCGGGGCGCCATCAGGTGCGGGAGCCGGATCGCCGGCCGGAGGTGAGACGGGGACACCGCCATCGATCGGCGCAAGGCCGGAGACCGCCTTGACGACGGGGGATGCGGCGGGAACCGCCTTGGTGAGATTGCCGGCCTGGTCGCGGTAATAGCGACCACCGGCCATGGGGAACTGCTTCATGGATTGGGTGCCTCTTCCTGGTAGTAGGCGGTGCCGAAGACGTCCTGGAACCAGACGGTGCCCTGGGCTGCCTTGATGATGCCGCCGGTGACATGTTCCATGGGATCGGCTTCGGCCGTCGGTGCGAAACCGATCAGCTGACGCCGCACCCAAGCCTTGAGATCTGACAGAAGATCGTTCGTGGCGCCGCCTTTGGCGTCGGCGACGTTTTCGCAGACGATGATCACGCCGACGTCGGCCGCCGTCCGTTGGAAGACCGGGCCGTCGATACGGCTGTTTGGTTCGGATGCCTCCTGCAGCGGGATAACGAAGGCGGCAGGCATGGCGATCGGCCGGTCCTTCACCTGGGCAAGTGCGGTCGCGCCGGCGACCGCGCGGAAAGGCGAACCGGTGCCGCGCAACCGCTGTTGAACCTCGGCGATCATTGGAGGCCCCCCTGTTCGCGGTAGTGATCTTCGATGATTTCGGTCAGCGCCTTGCGGTCAGCGTCGTCGACGCCGATGTAGGCGCGGCCGGGCACCGTGATCTTGTGCGGGCCGACCGTGACGTCGCGCGCGAAATTGGAGCGAGCCTTCGACCGGAAACGCTGGTCGAGCGTGTCGGTCTTGGCGTCGTAGAACTGGTAGATCGTCTGCCGGCGCTCCGGCATTTCGATCGTGCCGCCGAGCTGCTGCAGGGCCGCATAGATGACGTTGGTGCCAACCATCAAATCGCCGGTGGCGTCGTACGTGATGCTCTGCTCCAGGCGTCGCGTGACCCGCAGCATGTTCTCGTAGCCGCGTGGGCGGCCGTTGATGCGACGGGCGGCGGTTCTTGGCTTCAGCCGTGGCCAGGGCTGGCCTTCCGGCGTGACCTCGCGCTCCATGCGGCGCTGGATGGAAGTGACCATGTAGGCGCCCATGGCGTTCTTGGCGTCATCCTGGTTGCCGTTCGCCGTGTCGAGTTTGTCCAGCGCGGCGATGATGGCGCTGTCGGAAAACTCGATCCGGATGCCCTTGTCGTCGCTCATCAGGCGTTCCTCAGGCTATCACGGCTGAAGACGCGCCGAGGCGCCCGCGATTGGACCTGACCATTGCCGGCTTCTGCCGGCGCTACACCTTCTGCGTCGAGCGTCACGAGGCCCTTGGAGATGCTCGTCAACCAGGTCACCGCATCCTTGTAGGCGTTGGTGACGGTCTCCTCGGCCGACTTGCCGTAGAGGAAAAAGCGGGCGATGTCGGCGGAGGCCTTGGTCAGGATCTGCGGCACGGCCGACAGCGGCAGCCGGTAGAGCTTGGCGAGATAACTGTCGATCAGCGCCGCCGCATCCGATAGGGCGCGATCGACCGGCACCGCGTCGATGGTCGACGGCGGAATGTTCGTCTTGTCGGTGAGCTGCACGAGCTCCTCCTCGCCAAAGCGGTCGATCAGGTCCTGTTGGGTCGCGTACGGCATTGCTGCGTTTTCCAATCAGACGATTTCGGTGATGAGATCCGGATCGGCGAGGATGGCCTCGACCTGATCCGCGGTCATGCCGAGAATGAGGCGATCCGTCGCCTCGGCGGAATGGGCGATGCCGGCGCGGCGATGGCCGTGACGGCGGGCGGTGATCTTCAGCCGCGCATTGCCCGACCTGCCGTCCTCCCGCCATTTCGTCATGGCAGCGGCCGTCAGCGGATACTTCGCGGCGAACTCGTCGAAGAGGGCTTCCTCGTTCATCAAGTTGGTTGCGGGATCGAGACCGAGGGCTGCGACTGCTTCCTTAAGCAGGTCGCGCGGCACGTGGTCGGCAAGGTTGGCCGTATCGCCAGGGCCGACGCTCGCCGCGTCGTGGCTGCCGCTCTCGCTGGTGTCGCTCTTTTTCGGGGGCATGAAAAATCCTCTGCGGTTCTTGAGACAACGCCGCTTGGATGGCGGTGCTGGCTGAAGAACCGCCAGCCGGACGGGAGGACTGCCCGGCTGACGTGCTCAACCTGGCTGAGCCATCAATTCAGCCAGGGAACCACCATGATCTCCGCGGTGCCGTACCATTCGTTGGTGCCACCATCCGGATTGAGCTGGTTGCCGATCAGGCGGCGGGCAGCGCCCTCCAGGGCGGACGGAACAACCAGAAGATTGGGTTTCAGCGCCAGCGGCTTGCCATAGTCGGCCTTCATGCTGCCGAGTGCGATACGGGCCACCTCGTAGTGCGTGGCATCCAGCGTCTGTTTCGAACCCCACGCCATCTGCCAGAAGCCGAAGCCGACCGAGCAGCGGCCGTCGAGGCCGTACCGATATTCCTTCTTGTCGAAGACATTCTGGTCGTCTTCCTTGTCCATTCGGATCAAATTGGTGAAGGACTTGCGAGACTGGTAGATGAGCGGCTTCAGCGGCTGGCTGACGTCCATGAGGAACCAGGGCGTGCCATTGCCGCCGTCGGTGTTGGCGACCGACACGGCATCCCCGTCTTCATCAAGCACCGGGTGATCGGTATCGAAGAAGTTCTGGCCGTCGTAGCATTTGTTCGCCCAGCCGTTCTTCACCAGCGGCCAGACAAGCGTGTCGGGGAAGTTAACCGCGGTCGAACCGAGTTGCTGAAAGAGCGGCGCATAGATGCCGAGGTTGTCGTCGTCGAAATCGTCGCGATCGACGCCGATGGTGTTTTCGTACGGCTTGTTCTTCAGCGTGTAGCCGTGGCTGGCGATGCCGTTGACGACACGGTCGCCGATCCATTCGCGGAAACCCGGCAACTGGCCGAGCCAGCCGTATTCCTGTTCCTTCGTCGTCGACGGAACGGTGGTCGCCACCCGCGAGTACATGCTGGTCGCGGAGGCAAGGCCGGCCTGGAAAGAGGCGTTGAAGCCGATGAAGGCCGACCGGAGCGATTGCGTATTGATGATCATGGGATCGGTCCTCAGAAGAATTCGACCCAAACGCCCTGCGCATCGACGTCAAAGACTTTGCCGGCGATGGATCGGGTGTTGGTGTCACTGGTTTTTGCGACGGTCTGGTCGTCGACGCCGTAGCAATCGGCGCCGATATCGGCCTGGGTGATCGCGTCGGTCGCGGCCGAGTTGTTGTAACGGAAGATACCGCGGCGGACGGTCACCAACTCGGCGCCTGCCGCGCCAGCCGAATTGTCGACGGGCTTCTCCGCCCGCCCGACGCCTTTCAGGTTGAGGGCTTCCGACATGGGCACGGCGGTGCCCGCCGCATTTATCGCGACCATGGCGCCGGCGTGGAATACGGCGGCGGCGGCTGCAGGAATGCCGCGAGTGTCGCCGGAGCGTTCCGGCGTGAGGCGATCGGCGGTCAGAGCACTCATGCGTCACCGCCTTTCTTGGCCTTCAGGTAGGCGTCACGGCTAAGGCCCATCTGGCTCATGACGGCGACATCCTCATCGGTGAGGGTATCGGTGGCGGCCGGAGGCGTGATCGTGGTTCTCTGCGTGGACGTCAGAACGGGCGCCTTGGCGGTGAAGGCCTCGAACTGTGCCGGATCGGCCTTATGAAGTGCGAGACCCCAATCCTTCATGGCCGGCGCCAGCTTGCCGTCGGCGATCGCCTTGCCGACGGCATCTTCGGCCTTGTCTTTCCGGGCCGTTTCCTTGAGCTGGGTGAGATCGGCCTGCATGGCCTGTACCTGCTCGATCGGCACGTACTTCGTGGGATCCACGGTGACGGTGCGGGCCGACTGGATGGCGGTCACGACGTCTTCCGTCTTTGCGGTCTTGTCGAGACCGGCAGCGGCAGCGATTGCCGCCGAACCGGTCAGGACTGCATTGATGGCCGTGAGGATGTCATCCTCACTCGCCTCCTGGGCAAGGCCCAGGGCAAGCGCAATCTTGTCCATTTGAGGTTCCTGGTTGGTGAGGTTTGCACTGGCCGCGACGGCGGGCAGGTCGAGATTCGGCGTGTTGGTCAACGCAGCCGAGAGCAGGCCGAGAACCTTGCCGGATTTGTCGTGGTGATAGACCGGGGACACGTAGCGATATTCTTTTCGAGCGATCGCGTGGGCTGCCGGCCTTGTCCAGTCGACCCGAGCCCAGAGACCATCCGGCCGCACCTGGTACTCTTTGATCCATCCCGAGGCAGGCGCCCGGCCGCCGACGCCGGGGACCGCGGAAAAGACCGTCTGGTGGTCATAATCGAAAACCACGTCGGTGCTGCCGGCGCGCTTTTGCGTCGTCGCCACAACCGTCTGGAGGTGCGCCTCATCGCCGGCATCATAGGGACCGCGACCGTCGCGTCCGGAGAAGCCGCCCGTTGGCAACAGCTTGACCCATTCGGGAGCCTTACCATCGACGATCGGCGGCAGCTCGAAAGAGTGGGCGGCGACAAGGGCCGGAAAATGTGATTTGATGGCGTTGGTCATGCGGCGGAAGATGCCGCAATGGTCGAAGCGTTATCATGCCGGTCAAGGCAGGCGGGACCGAAAAGGACCGCAAGCGCCACGCGCAAGCGATATCACGACCGAGACTTCCGATCCATGATCAAATTCGAAGTACTTTCAAAGCCCGCTGGCGCGTTTTCCGGGGTTGCCGCTTCGGTTATGCGGAACAGGCCTAAGAACCGCACCAGCGGCCGTTTATTGCGATGGCGGCCCTGAGATGTTACATTGGGTCTGTGACCGCCATGGCAACCGGGAAATCGCAGGTCCGGTTGGGTGATCCGAAAAGCCATGCCACGCGGAGCGGCGGGCATAACAGATCACTCTTACGGGGAAGGTGGCGTACCCCCTTGGCGGTCACAGCGCCCCCCAAATCAGTTCGAAGAAGCGTTCGCGGAGATTGTGGACGGGTACAATGCCGGCCGTGCGGATGCTGTTGGTGGTGATGGTTTCGCGCTTGCCGCCCGGGGGCCGGGTCTTCAGGGCGAAGTCGACGCTGATGACCAGTTTCCCGGCTCGATCATCGCCAGGCAATTGCGGGTCGAAAACATACAGCAGCACGCCGTTTCGTTTGTCGCGCAAAACCGCTTTCGGGTTTGCAAGAATCTCGGGCAGCTTGCGCAACATATCCGTCGGCACCGCTTTGCCTATGTTCGATTTGAAGTCGCGCTGCATGTGCCATGCGACGCGATTTGTTACGGTGATCGCACCGGATGCGGGCGTCACGCCGTGCTGTCCCAGGCCTGAAAGGACGTCATCGCTGAGCGTGCCCGCGACCACCATCGCGGGATCGATCGGAGCGCCCGAGATCGCACCATCGAACCATTGGCCAAACTCCTCGCCGACGGGATTTTGCAGCCAGTCCAGATCACTGTTGAATTTCGCCGCGAGCGCCGGCGGCGCGCCGATCAGCTTTTCCGCCGCCACCAGCGCCTGGTGGCCGGCCTTGCCGGGATTGTGCCCCCAGCCCGGATCGATGCCGTCCGGAACCTTGATGATCTCGCCCGTTCTTTTGTTGACGAACGTACGCTCGGTATCGGGAGGCGGCTGGAATTTCAGGACGCTGCGCATCTGGTCGACTTCGCGCTGAGACAGGCTCTGTAGCGAGCATCGGCAATTCCAACCGCAAGGGGGTGCCCATTTGTCCCAGTAGGGGTCATCGACCGGCAGGCAGAGATTATGGCGGGCACGGTGGGCCGGCCGGGTGCGCTCGTCCAGGATCGCAACATAGCGAAGATAAGGGCGCGCCTTCTTGTTGCGCTGGAAGTTCGCCCAATGTCCGGACGCATACGACACCCGCATATTGGTGTCGAAGATCGTCTGCAGCCGCCGTGTTGAGCCGAGCTGCGCGACCGTGACGTCTCCCGTCTGACCGTCCAGGTACTTCTGGCGGCCCCACCAGCCTTTCGCCTGGAGGATCGGCGTCAGATCCTTGGCGAAGTCCCGGAACGTGGTGCCACTTTGAAGCGCCTTCAAAAGTGCATCATGGACGTCCTGAAGGATGTCGAAACCGGCCGACTTGGCGACAGTGAAGGCGTTGGCATGCTCTTCGCCCCACATGTCTTGCCACGATACGGTCGGCGCCAGCGTCTGACCGCGGGCCTTCAGCGCTCTGATCGCCTCGGCCGGCGCGACGGGCTGAAGGACGGTTCCGGCCAACTACAGGTCCTCGCCGGCCGCGCCGGCCAGCCGAGAGCTGAAGGTCAGCCGTGCGAGCAGCTCGCCCAACGCGCTGCTGTCCATCGTTTCGAAATGGTCGGCCAGGATCTTGCGAGCATCATCGATCGAGGTGGCCTCGGCCAGTTTGTCGCCCAAACCCTCGACCATCGGCGCGATCAGTGGCTCATAGCCGTTGTCGTCGAGCGCGGAGGAGACGGCGCGGTCGACTGCATCCAGGCGCGCTTCCATGGCCGCGGCCATCGCCGCCACCTGGGCGGCCGTCTGATCCGTAGGCGGAGAGTTGTCGGCCGGCTGCGGCAGTTGCGGCGGATTGCCGGGCTGCTGAGGCGGCTGTTGTGCCTGGAGCAGCTCTTCATTCTTGTCGGGTTCCGGCAGGCCGATCTTGTCGCGCATGGTGGACATGCCGACCTTCAGACCAAGCGGTACGAGCTTGACGACGTTTTCGACCAGGGCGGCGACGTCCTCTTCGTCCGGACGGCCGATCTTGATTTTCGGATAAACCTTCTGCGGTCCGAAGTTGAGATCGATCAGCGGCCGCACCAGATCGCGGTTGAGGGTTGCCGCCAGCTGCCGGGCGTCCGAGATCTCGATATCCTCGCGCACGCCGTCATGAACCTTGCCGACGGCATAGGTGCCGCTCTGCGCGTCGGTGGTCGAGGTCTGCCCCAGCACCAGCTTGGAGATTTGCTTGTCGAGAAACTCCAGCCGGCTTTCGTAAAGATCGTGCGAGCCCGAGATCTCTGCTTTGACGAAGTCGATCGTCATTGAGGCGGGAATGATGGCCGCGAAGTCCACGCCCACCGCTGAAACCGCGTCGAGCAGCACATCCTTTTGAGCGTCGGTCGCATCGGGGCCATATTTGCCGAGCCGCAGCGGCTGACCGTAGGCTTCGACAAAAATCGCCCAGTCCTTCATGGTGAAGGACTTGAACAGGAACGTCCAGGCGACGGCGCGGGCAAGGCCGCCCCGAATGGTCAGGCCGGATTTGACCTTGGCGCGATGGGTAATCCATCCATACGGCTTCAGCGGCTCGTAGCCGGCGTCACCGCGCAGCAGGATCGTGCGCAGGTTCATCGGATCGAAGACAAAGAAGCGCGGGTCGTTCCATTCCAGCCGAGCCGGCCGCCATTGTCCCTCGGAGGTGTCCCAGATGATTTCGGTGCACGAGTAGCTCTTACCGAGCGCATCCAGGATGTCGATGAGCTCGTCGGCGAACTCCTCACGGTCGACGACTTCACGCACCAGGTCGGCCATCTTGACCGCGTCCGGATCATCGGACGCGGCTTCGACAGTGACGTCCAGGCCTGAAACCTGCCGCTTCCGGGTCATCAGTACGGCGGCATAATGATTATCGCGCTCCTCCATGTCCTCGGCGAGTTCGAGATAGGACTGAGGATCGCCGTCGATCGACTCCCGCAAGATCCGGCCGAGCTTGGCCGGCGTGAGATTGTTGGCCTGGTGTCCGGTGAACGGCTGCCGAACGCCGCGAACAGTCGCCCCGCCTTGCTCCTGGGTGAGCGCCTGCCTCTGGATCGGCCGGCCGTATTGGTCAAGAATGACGGGGGCGGTGGCCATCAGTAAATGCCTCTTTTGCGACGGAGGCTGCCCATTCGGAAGGGTTGCTCGTCTCTATCACGGGTTTCTGAAAACCGGCTCGGCTTCGGCGGCGCCGGCGTGTAGCTGTACTCGTGCCATTCCATGCGGCTGGCGAAATGGGCGAGCGCCAACGCGATCGCATAGTCGCCGTGGCGCTTTTTATTGCCTTCGCCGGTGCGGGCGTCGGGGATCATCGGGATTCCGCGGATGACCT